GGGAGAGGAAAGTTTCCCCCCCCATCCGCGTTTCAACCGTTCCCGAAGCCGGGAACAAGGCAAGGATTGTTACAATCAGCGAGTGCTGGTTGAACATCCTCATGGCCCCGTTCTGCCATCTATTGAAGGCAGCACTAATGGCCCATCCGTCTGTTCATAGTAGCTTTACTAGAGCAGATCAGAACTGGGAGTCACTACGCATAATGATGAATGGTGACCCCAATCCGACGACGTTGTCTTCAGATTTGAAGGACGCAACGAACGCCATTCCCTTCGAAACGGCAATTTGCCTCATCGAAGGGTTTTGTGCGGGGTATGGACTTTCCATCGGCCCGTACAGAAGGCTAGTCTTGGACCTAATTGGTCCAAGAATAGTCGTTGAACCTGATGGTGTATGGTACACCTCCAGGGGAGTGATGATGGGTGAGGCAATTGCCAAACCTGTTCTCACGATCCTCAGCCTAGCGGTTGAGGAGCTCAGCTGTCTACAGTACAATGGACTGGAAAGCAGCTTTAATGGGCCGATGCCTCGGAAATTCCAGAGGGCGGTCCACATTGGGGGCGACGACCACATTGCTCGTGGTCCCCGATCCTACCTGAACAGGATAACAGAGAATTTTCTGAAATCAGGTTCAGTCGTTTCACCTAATAATCATGGAATTTCCAAGATTATGGTGAGATATACCGAAAAGATCCTCTACGTAGAGAATTTTCGGCACAAGGTACTCTTCAAAGATCTTGATGAGGACCGTTTAGACCTTACACCAGCAATTGATAGTGTTAAGGTCCGACTTCTAACAAAGAGTCAATCGACCATGTTAAAGAAAGACGACCGGAACGTTGCAATTGGCAAAGCGTTCCAGTTGATGAGGACGCTGAAGTATATAGCCGATAGGCCCTTCAGTACCATAGTCCGCGACCTATTCATTAGTAGGATGCGGCCTTTACTGCCATCTAAGGTGAAGTCACCCAAGATATGGCACATGATGTTCCTCCCTAAACAGTTAGGGGGGCTGTCATTAGCCTTTGACGATGAAGTGGAATCCCACTTTCGCCAAAGCCCATTCCCAATCCGATCTTTACTTTGGAAGATTAAGATCGGGAAAAACATAAGGCCCGAAGGAAGGCTCCTTCGGAAGCTTACGTCAAACCCCTGTCAGCGCGGAATTACTGCGCTTCAGGAGCGGAC